TCGGTGCCGATGACGGCCCCGCAACGCATGCAGGTCCACTCCTGGCCTGTCGGGTCGTGGGGCAGGTAGGAGATGTCGTCGGGGCCGAGGGCGGGCGTCATCGGCCCCGATCCCCCATCCGGACTCCCTTGAGTTCCCAGGCGAGCGCCACCACGGCGACGTCGAGGTCTCGGGCCCGCTTGCGGCGCTTGAAGGGCGGGGCGTGGGTGAAGGCGTGGGCGGCGGCCAGGACGTCGTTTTCCAGCTGGTACTTGAACATGGAAGCTCCTTTGGCCCCGAGCTGTCGCCCGGGGCCGGTCGTGTTGGGGTTGGGGTTCACCAGGCCTTGGCGGCGCAGTCGGGGCCGAGGCCGAGGGCACGGCTGGTCTCGTCGGTGAGGTGGCGGTTGCAGCGGCCACAGCGGCCGATGTTCCGGCCGTAGGTCTGGGCGGCGTAGAACGGGCCGTCCGCCTGGATGGCCTCCAGGGCTGCCCGGGCCTCGGCGCCCCGGACCCTTGTGTCCTCGTGGCCGCCGATGACTCGGCTGACGAACGTGTACCCGGCCCACTTGCCCTCAGCCGGGACGTCTACGGCCCAGAAGTCGAGGTCGTTGTTGCCGGTCCGGCTCGTGGTGGCGTAGTACCCGGCCGGGACTGTCGGGGCTGCCGGGGTGGCCTTCGGGTTGGCGGCCGTCTTGGCGATGTTCGCCAGGGCGGTCCCGCCGGGGCCCTCGGTGTCGTACACGACGCCCACCGTCTCGATCTTGGTGGTGCCGTCACGCTTGGTGACGGTGACCTCGGCGCCCTCGGCCAACAGCTCGTGGGGGCCCCGGAGCATCCACGTGTCGTCACGCTTGGCGAACGTGACCTCGGCGGGCTTGACGGCGGGCTTGGGGGTGTGGCGGGGGGCGGGCATGCTCGTCCAGCGGCTCGTGGTGAGCGGGTGGCCGGGCGTGGTGAGCGGTGCGGCGACGGTGACCTCGCCCTTGGTCAGGCGGACGATCTCCTCGAAAACCCCGTCCTCGGTCCACAGGCCCGCAGCGTTCAGGGCGTCCATGATGTGGCACTCGTCGGTCAGCCCGAGCTTGGCCTCGTAGAGGGCGAACAGGGTGCTGGCTGCTTCGGGGCTGACGGGATCGGCGGTGCGCATTGCGGGCCTCCTGGGGCTCTTGGGTACCGTCCAGTCTAACGCCCGTTAGTCTCGGCCGTCTACCCGGGCGGACCTGGGCGGATGTCCCCAGGGGTTCACACACTGTTGACCTGGGTATCCGTCGCACGATCCACAGGCCAGGGATACGCTTGTGGGTGTGCGCCGAGGTCGAGGAGGTGAACCCGTGTTGAAGTCAGCCGACGTCTGCCGCCAGGCGGGCGTCACCTACAGACAGCTGGACTACTGGCAGCGGATGGGTCTCTACCCGGACCTGCCTCGGGTCCACGGCTGCGGCATCGCCCGAGAGTGGGCGCCCCGACACGTCGCCATCACAGCCCTGTGGGGTTGCCTGTTCCGGCTCGGCGCCGACCATGGCACGCTCGCCTCGATGGCCGACTGGGCGACGGACCTTCCCGGCCCCTGGTCGGGGATGCTGATCGTCACGCCCCACCCGGGCGAGCCTGTCCGGGAGGTCGCCGACAGGCCGACCCTGACCGACGGGGCCGCCTGGGTGGTTGACCTCGGATGGTGCTGGGACCGTTGCGCCCAGCACGAACTCACCCTGGTCTAAGGGGAACCTCCCCTGTCAGAGCTCCCGGGGTAGCGTGGCCGGTCATGGCCGCCAACACTGCGTTTCGTGCTGAGTCCGTCACGTTCGACCCGATCGATGGGGGGGCTCAGCAGACGTTCGGCGTCGTGCAGGTCCTCACTCGGGCCGGGAAGCTGAGCATGCGGAGCCCCGACGGGGTCGTCAACGTCGAGCAGGACGGCGTCCAGTCTGTCTCCAAGGTCGGGAACCGCACGTGGCGGATCGTGACGGCCGAGGGGGCGTACACGGCGGTCGTCAAGAAGTGCGGCACCTGCCGGTGACCCCCGACCTGGGTGAGCCGATCCCGTGGCATGCGCACGCTCGGGCGTGGGGGATCGTCGCTGGGGTGCTGTTGGTCGCCTGGGCGCTCGTCGGGTTGCTCGCCTGGGGCCTCTGGAGTGCCGCTACCTGAGCGACCGGGGCCCGAGGCGTGAAGGGCCCCCCACCGCCCCCCGGGCTGAGGGAGCGGCCGCCAGGCCCGGTCCCGTGTGAGGGCGGCCGGGCAGCGGTCCTGACGGCGGCGGGGTAGCCGTCGCCCCACCCTTGGCGAGCTTCAACAGGGCCTGACTCGTGCAGTCCACCTGATCGGCGTGCGCCCCGTTCGGGAAGGCGGCCATCTCGTCCAGGTAGCCGGGCAGGAAGCTCGCCGTCTCGAGGACGTGGACGTTGCCCGCTTCGATGTAGGGGACCTGCGCTCGGAGGCGGACCGCCTTGTCGCCGTGGACCGGGTTGCCGATGAGGCCGGGGAGGCCGTGCCGGCGAATGGCCTGCACCAGCTGTCGTTCGTCGGCGGTCATGCCGAGCTCGTCGGCGTCGTCGTCGCTGATGACGTAGGCGGGGGCGGACTGTCGGAGGGCGGCCATGACCTCGGGGGCGTTGCCCGCCCATTCGATGTGGTGGGCGTTCACCTGGGGCCAGCGGACCTGTAGGAGGGCGATGGCGAGGATCGTCTTTTCCTGGCCCCACTTGCCTCTCAGCTGGTCGCACAGCCACAGGTCGGCGCCCGTGCGGCCCCACACCTGGCCCACCACGTAGTCGCCCTCCTCCTTGTCTTTCAGCTTCAAGTCCCACGAGCTGATCCACTCGTCGGCCTTGACGGGGAGCTGTGCCTCCAGCCGGAACCAGGCCCGCTTGACGATGTTGCCCTCCTCGGGGGCGGGGCGCTGTTGCTCCAGGGCGGCCGTCAGGTAGCTCCCGAGGGTGATGTGGCGGGCCTTGACCTCGGCGGCCGAGAAGCGTTCCGGGACCAACAGCTCCCCGGGGGCCCGGCCGAGAGGGTCGGGGGCCCGCAAGCTCGGGTCCGAGGCGTGAGGGTCGGGCGGCTCGGCGATGGCGGGCAACCTGATGTGGGTCCACTGGTCGGCGTCGGGGTCGTCGGCCGCCTGGGCGAGGAGCATGCCGTGAATGTCCTCCTCGTGCCAGCGTGTCCCGGCGTGGATGATCGGGGTCAGCTCGTGCTGGATGCGGAGGCGGCACTGGGAGCGGTAGATGCCGAAGGCGTGGCTGCGTTGCGTCTCGGAGTGGGCTGTCTCCCAGCCCTTGAACAGGTCGTCCAGGAGCAGGACGTCGGCCGGGTAGCCGGTGATCGCACCGTTGATGCCGGTGCAGTACATGCCGCCACCCTGATCGGTTTTCCACTGGCCCTTGCGGCCTCGGTCTCGGCGCAGCCGGAAGCGGAGGTCGGCGCTGTGGGTCTCGGCGAGGTCACGGCAGTCGCCGCCTAGCTCCTCGCCCTTGTTGACGTCGTAGGTGACGTACATGATCCGCAGGCTCGGGTCGAAGTCGAGGGCCCACAGGGAGCTGTCCATCAGGCCGGTCGTCTTGCCGACCTGGGAGGGCATGTTCTCGATGATCTTGGTGGGCCCGGTGCCCATCAGAGCGGCGGCGAACGCCTTGCTGACCAGGACGGTGTGGCGCCACAGCTGGCGGCCGTCGAGGTGCGCCCACATGGCGGCCGGGTGGGCCCGCCAGCCTGCCTGCTGGTGGAGGGCGTAGGCCCGCTCGACCAGCTGCTTGTCCTCGTCGGGGAGCGCCATGAGGAACAGGGCCCGGCGGGCGGGCTTCATGCCGTGGATGGTGTCGAGGAGGGCGGCGAGCCCGTCACGTGATGGGGCCCGCTGTGGCACGCCCGGAGCCTACGGGGCGGACGGGTTGATCGTGAGGGACCGTTCGACCTGTCGGGCCAGGTACTGGTTGACGGTCTCGCTGTGCCGGGCTGCTCGGCGCTCGGCCTCTGCATAGGCCTCCAGCGAGAGGCGGAACTGGATCGGTTCTGACTTGGTGCGAGGCCGTGTCATCCCGTAGACAGTAAGCCCCCCATCCCGTCTACGGTCTACGTCACTCGGCGCTGAACTCGACCGCCATGGCGATCAGGGCCTCGGTCCGCAGAGCCTCGTCGTCGCCGTCGTCGTGGGCGTGCAACAGGCCCGACAGTGCCTCGGCGGCCAGCTGACTCTTGCGGCCGTACTTGCGGGCGTGGCGGCGCTCCAGATACCAGGCGGCTGCCGTCCACTGGGGGGCGGCCGTCTCGGTCACCAGGGTCCGCTCCAGGATGTCGCCGGTGGCGTCGTAGCGGATCGTCTCTCGGGTGGTCTTGAATCCGCCCTCGGCGGCCCGCTGGATGATGGCGAGGCGGACGAGCTCTGCTTCGGCTTCGGCTCTTTCCAGAGCATCGGCGAATGCGATGTAGGCGGGCCCGTCGGCGTGGGCGTACGGTTTGCCTTGGGCGATGAGGGCCCGGTTGAGGGCTCCTCGGCGGCGCCAGTCCCAGATGGTCTGTTTGGCGAGGTTGGCTGAGGCGGCGGCGTCGGTGAGGTCGAGGCCGGTGCGGACCCGTTCGACTATCTGGTCGGCGAGGGTGAAGGGGACCATGTTGGTCACCCCGTCGGCGTCGGTGGATTCTCGGTAGCGGACGACTTCGGTGATGCGGGAGGGGGGGCCGGGCTGGTGGCGGTCGGGGTTCTTCCGGCGGGGGGGCATGGGCCGAGGGTA